GCAGCGGGCAGCGTCGCAGGACGACCGCCGAGAAGTCCGCGGTGATGGTCGCGCCCGTGCCGCCGCCGACCTTGACCTGTGCCCGCGCCGCATGAGCGGGAGCCTTGGCGTACAGTTCGAGGTTGACCGGCGAGGCATCGGTGGCCGTGACGCTGGAGAGGTTCTGCGTGAGGACGGTATTGCCGTCTACGTCCTGCCAGACGATGTCCACCGTGGCCGCGCCCGCCGAGCGCGCCGTCACCTGCCGCGTCAGGGTCAGCTCGTACCAAGCGCCGGGGATGATGAGCGGCGTGGCGAGGTTCGTGGCCGCATACCAGGCGAACTTGCTCTCGGTGAGTAAGTCGACGTGGAACTTGCTACTCACGGCAGTCACGTCGGTCCCGTCGGTGCGTCCCCAGTCGGCGGGCCACGAAGTCCCCGAGGGCGAGGCCGTGGCGACCAGCGTGCCGACGTGTGCGGCAAGAGTGCGTGCCACCAGCGGGCCGCCGCTGAGGTAGGTCGTATCGCAGATGCCGTCCATGAAGGTGCCCGTGGGGCCGACGTCGAGCTGGTCTATCTCGGTGGTCGACGTATCGTGATGCCATGAGAAGAAGCCGTAGTCCAGCGGGATGAGCAGGAAGGCGTTGACGTCGAGGCGGTTGGTGCCGTCGCTCTTCACGGAGAGGGTCAGGTTAGCGGCCGTGCCCGTCGCCGTATCAGCTACGGGTAGGTCTAGGTCACCGATCACGAGCAGGTGCGGCGTGGTGCGCGTTACTGCTATGGCGACGTCGTTCTGACTGTCCTTGACCCAGCCGGTCCCCGCGGCCTGCTTCACGCGCGCCAGCAGACGGTACTTGCCCATTGGATACTGCGAATTGTCGAGCGGCGCGGTCTGATAGGTCGCCGAGGTCGTGTAGCGCGAGTTGTTGTTCCACATGGCCGTATCCGCGCCGCCGCTGCTCATCGTCGTCCACGTCAGAGCAGAGGCATAGACGCGCCACTTCGCGTCGGACAGGGCCGTGGGCGCGAGCGCGCACCAGACGCTGTGCATGTCGTTCCCGCTACTGTCGTCGATGGTCACGTCGAGCAGCGTTGGATTCGTGCCGAGCAGGGCGCTGAGGGCGACAGAGGTGGGCGTGAGCGTCGATGCGGCGTTGTAGAGCGTAGTGAGCGCCCCGGCGGGCATACCGGAAAGACTTAGCGTGAATGAGACCCGCTGCCAGAAGCCGAGCCATGTATTGAGTTCATCCTGCTTGAAGTTCGTCACGCCGGTCACGGAGTAGACCACCGGGTTCGTCACGCCGGGCTGGTAGTGCGCGTAGGAGTTGCCTGCGCGAAGCTGCGCGACGAGCGCCTCCATATAAGTTGTAAGCGTGCCAGCAGTCGTACCGCGGACAATGACCTCGAGGTCGGCGGTGTCGCCGGCCAACGCCCACTTGGTGAGCACATAGGTGCTACTAGTACCGAGAGTTAGGGGTCCAAGATAGTCTGTCATGGCGTCCCTTTACTCGTGGCACGCTTCGCCTTGGCAAGTGCCTCGATGACAGCAGCCCCGATATTCTGCCCCGATGCCCGCGCTATCTGTGGCGTAATTGCGTTGATGTCACCGCTGAAGTTCACGTTCACGTTAGTGACCTGATTGGTGTTCCCAGCCGTGACAGGTACAGCCCGGAACGTACTTCCACTGACCACTCCTACCATCTCACGGGCGTTGTTTAGCTTACTTCCATCTGTAGTAGCAGCAACTGCCCCTGCCAAGATGGCGGTAGTAGTGGCAACGATCTCGCGGGCCTTGGCATAGATGTTGACCGAGGAGGCTGTGAGTCCCGCAAGGAAGCCGTCGCCAAGAGCAGCACCACCAGACGTCGCAGCGTCGATTTGGTCGGAAGTTATCGTTGCAAGGGCACTGACGATACCCGAGATGGCAGAAGCGATGTTGCCAAGCTCGGTGAGCACGGGCGTCAGGTCGGTGATTGTCTTGAGGTCGTAGACGCCGAGCGCCGCTTTGACGGCATCGACCATACCTTGAACTACGCGCGAGAGCGCGGTACCTAGTTCGTTCGCCTTGCTAGCAAGCAGGCTTGCTCCGTCGATGGCGTTCTGGATGATGTTGACGCCTACGGTGGTGACGTTGTTCTCGGCGTCCCTGACCTCGGGGACGATAGCCATCCCAGCCAGACTGCTGACAATGCCAGTCACGTCACTGACAAAGGCCGCAATCTTAGTGGCGATGGGGCCGGTCTTGATGAAGTCCTTGTTGTCGGCGACCTTGCTGAACGCGGTCTTGAGAGCGTCGACAAGCAACACGAGGTTGTCACCGATGGCGGGAGCTGCTGCCACCACGAGCAGGATGCCTGCCTTGGCCTTCTCAACGACATCAGCGGTCATGGCGGCAAAGTTGGTGATGACTCCGGCGATGTTGTTGGCGAGTTCGATTGCCGCCTTCGCTGCGTTGTCTATCACAACGTTGAGAGATTCGTTTCTGAAGACGAAGTTGACGGCACCAGCGAGGTTACGTATAGCGAGCGCCAGCGGTGCGATGACTGAGAACTGTGCCAAGTAAATAAGCTGCTCGATGGCCTCGTCAATCTTGATTTGCGTCATCTCGGAGAAGGTGGTGATGATGCCCGCGATGTCGTTGGTGAGCTGCATGGCTGCGGACGCCGCCGTGAGTACGATATCTGAGAACCGGTCCTTGGCGAAGGCGTCACGCATACCGATGGCGACGAGACGTATCGCTGCGACCAGAGGAGCCAGCACGGTAGTCTGAGACAGATACTCAAGCTGCGTAACAGCTTCGTCTATCTTGCCCTTCGTCAGTTCAGCGAAGGTGACGATGATGCCAGCAATCGCGGACGCAAGTTCGATGGCGCGTGTGGCGCTGCCAGCTACGAACTCACTGACGATTGTCTTACTGAGAGTAGCCAATATCGCTTTGACGAGTCCTGCGATGGCCGTACCGATTTTCTTGGCCTTTGCCCTGACGAGCGCAATAGCGACGAGCGAGGCATCAATCTTCTGTGCGGTCAGTTCGGAGAAAGTCGTCAGGATGGAACCTACGCTCTCGGCCATGCTCACGACGCTCGCAAAGGCCTCGGCCTTCCAACCAGCACTCTTCTCTCCAAAGCCCTCTTTGTCACCCTTAATGGCCTTGCCAATATCAATGGACCTAAAGGCCTTCTGCATGGCCTTAATCATAGCCTTTAGAAGTGTAGAGACCTTCTTAGCCCACGCGGTAGCAACCTTCGTAGTAGGCAAACCTTGTTCTTTCAGGCTGCCTATAGCCGCGCTTATACCGAGGGCTGATTCAAGGACTGAGAGGACGTTCCCTGCAAGAGAAGCTGCTGCTTCAACGGCCTTTGCAGTACCCTTCTTGATACCTAGACCAAAGCCCTCAGCGAGCATAAGGCCATAATACAGACCGCGCTTAGAGGGTGAGGTAGCCTGAATACTGGTAGCGATACCTGCAAGGCCTGCCAAGCCTAGTTGACGCCCCGCTTCACGTGCATCGTCGACATACCCTGTAAGGCTATCAACAAATGACGTCCCGAGACTTTTAACGCCTGGAGGACGTTCATCACCAGCACCAAAGCCTCCGCCGCCGCCGCCTCCTCCCCCGCCACCACTAAACTTCTTCTTGACCGTAACAGTGATCGTCTTATCAATCAAATCAGCCAATAGGCCAACAACAGTAGATAGATCGTTGATCGCCTTGCCAACAATTGCAGTTGTCTTAAACTTCCTATCCTTAAGGGCTGCACGCAAGTCACGAAGCGTCTCCAGCTTTCTTTGGGCCTGACGGATCTCTGCCTCAACCACAAGCTTGTTCTTTGGGGTTACACTCGCCTTAAGTTCGGCAATATGGGCCTTAAGGGTTTTAATCTTCGAGACGGTCCCTGCGTAAGTTGCACGGGGGAAGTCAACTTCAAGGTTAATAGGTTTGGTTTTAAGGGCATCTTCAAAGTCCCTAAGGAACTTCTTGGCTTCTTTAATCCTGGCAGCGTACTGCTGAGCCATTGACTTACCAGGGCCAATAGGTTCAAGGGGCCTATTCATAATGGCATTAATTCCCGCTATCTTTGACTGATAAAGTAGCCAAGCATCGGTAGCACGCTTAAGATCCCCCTCAAGACCTGTAACCTGACTCTTAAGCAAATCAACCTGAAGAGGATCAACGGGAGTCTTCCCGCCCGTGCTCCTCATTGCTCGGGTGAGCTTTACCCGAGCATTAACCAACTCTTTAGTGTAGAAATCGATCCACTGCCTTAGAGCGTTGGGGTCATCCTTACCACTTCCAAGGAACGCAGCAAGGGGTGTTGTCCCCCCAGGGGCCCACGCCATTACTTTAGCCAGGGCGTCGGCTTTGACCTTAAGGAAGTGTGTTGTAAACTTAGCATACGCGCTAGTTACCGCCTTATGGGCAGCTAGCTCGGCCTTTGCAACATCACTTACCCAGTATTCTGCGAGGTTACTTCCCCCTCTTTTTGCTACAGGCTTTACTGTGTAGTTGTAGTAGATGATGCCGTCAATAACAACCTTCTCAAAACCGACCTTTTTAAGCTCTCTAGCCAGGAAGTCAGTTTTAACTGTCCCCCTAAGCATGGTCTCCATCCAGTCAGGCTGGAATAGCTTCTCCCTTGCAGCCTTTGCCGTGGCCTTCTGATGTGCCGCCCAAGCAAGGGAAAGGACCACAATAGCAGCCCCCACAGCAAGAACACCCGCAACGTAAGGACCCATGCCTATGACGGAAGCCGCACGGGCAGCAGCCATCTTTTCCTCGGCGGCGAGGTTTGAAGCGGCTACGGATGCAGCGGTCATCTCAGTTCGAGTTAAAGCCGCTTGAGCTTCTTGTTGTAGACGCAGATTCCGGACGTTCTCCATTGCGAAGTACTTTGGATTCTTAGCAGCCTTACCACCTAGAGAAGCTGCAAGGGCATCATTAACCTTTTGAGTAGCCGCAGCCTCAACGACTGCCGCCTCAGCTGCTGCTGTACGAACGGCCACAGCGGCTTGGCCTGCAGCAACACCACGAGCTTGTGCAGCAGCATACGCGGTCTCGGCTTCTGTACTTGCAGTTATGGCTGTAGCAGCAGTACCCTGAGCAGCAGCCAATTCCAATTGAGCAGCCGCTGCACCCTGAGCAGCAGCAAGGTCAGCCGTAAGGGCTCCAACTTGAGCTTCGAGGGCCGTCGTCTCAAGGGCCGTAGCAGCAGCTTTACCGCCACTAGTGAGTTTACTCCATATACCTACTTGACCCCCACCGCCGAACAGCAGCATCACTAGGGCATTAGTACCAGTCAGGATGGTGGATGCCTTACCGATTGCAGATGCAAACAGGCCCACAGCGGCAGCAGCAAGGAGGATTTTCCCAATCGCGGCTTGAGTACCTTCTGAAAGGCCGTTAAACCACTCGACGAGCCCCTTTATCCAAACGACAATCTTCGTAAAGATAGGTAGGAGCTTAACCCCCAGTTCAATAGCGGCGGCAGACAAACCTGCCAGAGCAACACGGAACTGTGCCGCAGGGGACTTCATAGTAATAATGAAGGCCCTCTGAGCATCCCCAGAACGTTTCGTTAGACGCTCAAAGACTCCTTGAGTACCTTTGTAGTCACGCATCAAGGCCAAGAAGATCGTAGCACCATTCTGTGTAAACATCTGAGTGATCTTCTTTACGTTCCCGTGGGCAGCAGTGTAGATTTCCCGCATCGCGGGCAGGAAGCCCTTGGTAGTCATGTCCTTGAAGACACCTTGAACCGTGAGACCGATAGCCTTCAAGCCATCAATAAGAGGCTTCTGAGGCTTCGTAAAGGACGTCAAGAGAGTACGAAGACCAAACGTAGAAATACGGGCACTCATACCGATTCGAGTAACCGAAGCAATTGCAGCACCCACTTCAGCAAACTTGATGCCGATCTGAGCCGCCACAGGGATAACTCGACCAAGAGATCGAGCAAACTCATCAGGTTCAGCCTTACCCTCTCGAACCGCTGCCACAAGTGTATCAGCAGCCGAGGCAGCACTAAGTGTATGCTTCCCCCACGCAGTCATGGCTGACGTTAAGGTTTCTGATACCCACCGCATCTCTCCCATACCAGAAGCGGTAAGCTTTACAGCCTGATTGAGGATCTTTAGAGCCTCTGCACCCTTAAAACCAGAGGAAGCAATAAAGTACAAACCTTCAGCAATGTCAGTGGGCATAACACCAGTAGTCTTTGATAGCTCCAAAACCGCTGCGTTGTACAACTTCATATCTTTGGTGGTCGCCCCAGTAAGAGCTTGGATCTTAGTCATTGCCGTGTTGAAGTCATAAGCCATCTTGGCAGTGACTATACTTACAACGCCCAAAGGTAAAGTGACCCATCTAAAGATCGTTTGGCCGACCAACTGCATATCGTGGCCGAACATACGTAGTTGGAGTTGGTGCTTACGGATCCTCTCGGAGAATGTAGCGGCCTGGCTGCCGCCAGCACCACCTAGGTTAGCAATTTGCCCTTGGGTAGCTTTTAATTGAGCCTCGAGGGCTGCAACCTGAGCTGTAGCAGCCTGAAACCCCTTGGTCCCAGCAACAACCTCGATACTACCTGTATAGCCTGCACCCACTTAGTCTTCTTCCCTCGGAGCTATACCCAATTCTAGTTCTGCTTGAATGAGCAACACTTTTTCAATACTAGGAGTCATCTTCAGATCCTTAGAGTCGGTACTCTCTACCAAGGACCTTGAATGGGCATAGTCTCGAAGTACCATAATCCTTGTACACAAGCCAAAGGGAAGATCTATCGCTTCGTCTGGAGCACATCTAAACTCCTCAGACATCCGGCTGATTATCCACTCTACAGGGACTGAATGAGTCCTCCCGCTCAGGGCTTGTTCAAGGGCTCGGAGACTTTTCCCAAGTCGGCTTCCTTAGGGAAGTGGATCTTAATGATCTCTTTGAAGGCCCAACTAGCAGTCCTCTGATCGAGATCATCAATGTTCTCTTCATTACAAGGGACTGAATATGACCATGCAACGATCGAGGAACGTAGAAGAAGCGACATATCATAAGTCTCTGCAGGATCCGCCGCCACTTCTGGAGCCTTCTTAGCATCGCCCTCAGTAGGCGTAGTAATGGTCTTGAAGAACTCTGGTCCAAGATCTCGGAAGCTCAGAAGTGAGTTGCGAGCCTTGACCTCACGAGCAGCCTCGAGAGTCCGCCAACCAAGCTCCTTAAACTCGATCCATTCGTCTTGCTCGTGGGGGATGTCTAGCTTGTGTGTGACTGTACTTCTAACGGCCATGATCTTCTCCTTATCGGGCTTCAGGATTCTTCCATAGTGACTTCTAATTGGAATCGGTGACCTATCCAAGCTGACTTCTTGCCTTGGGTCCTTGGAATGTCAATGATCGCCCTCCCGGAAACAATTACTGCCTTAAAGGCCGCACCTTCCAAAGTAAAGCTGCTACGAAAAGTATCAGCTATTTTGTTCGAAAGATCAAGGAGGCTATCCCATTGAGGTTCCATATTGTGACCATCGAGAGCGAGATACAAGGTTAGTTGGAACGTATAGATCATCTCCCAGGACTTAAAGGTCATGGGGCCTTGCTTGAATCCATCATAGGATACAAAAATGGCCGGCAAACTCCTGCCGGCAGTAAACTTCGGCCTTGTTTCTATGTTCTCAATACCAGTAATTGTACTGGCGAGTTCACCAATGGCCTCTGCGACGTCTTGAAGATTACCTGACATTAAAACCCCAAAGTAATGTAGATCTCCTTAGTAAGCTTCGTACCCTCTTCCTCCATGATTATAGGGGCCATAGCAGCTGCCCCCTCCATATAATCAACCCCACCATAGTCAAGAGATTGAGCGATCCGAAATACATCGCCCTCATCGCCCCCAAGCTTTGCCATTACCCATTCACGAAGGGAGTAGTATTTTCCACCATCAGGGTTAGCAGGCCCTCCATGATAACCTGTATCTTGTTGAGGTCCATAAGGGTTACCAGGTTCAACAGTAGCCAGGCCTGGGGTAACAATAGAGTTACCCCCTCCGCCAACAAACATCTCCCTCTTAAGGTTCCCAGATAAACCCATAGGAGCCCCTTCAGCAGCAATTTGAGCAATTCGTTCTTGTAATACGGTCATCCTACCTAACCGAATAGCAGGATCCTTTGTTAAGAAGCCCTCAAATTGCCCCAGAGGGTTTCTAGGAGCCCACTTCAGGGTAACGTTAAACGTAGGACCCATTACGAGCCAATCCAATGTACTTGAGGAATTCGATTACGCATGAGTTCTTTTACGGCGTAGGGAATGGCTGCTCTACCACCAGTAGCTTCACCCTGCTCAGGTGAATAGTTCTGAGGACCCTTCGCCCAGAGATGCTGTACCCAAATATAGGCAGCGAGTTTGAAGTCCTCAGGGATTAGAGATACAGAGGTAAGTTCATTACTGCCGTCACGTGTCTGGGTACCGTAACCCGAAACGTATATAACCTTATTAGCCATTGAACCAGTTAGGAAGGTGGATGCGACGTAGGCATCGGCTGTGGTAATCTTTCTAACAGCAATGTAGTCAGGATCGTAAACGTAATCAGTACCAGCCACGAGGGCGATACCTTTCTCAGCCACAGAAGAAACAGTGACGACGGGGAGACTTGTCAAGAAGATGTACTCCCCGCCGCCATCATTATACTCAGTGACCGACTTCTGGATTATCGGTACACCTATGAAGGCTTCCAGTGCATCACTAACCCAGTTAACGAAACCATACAGAGTGTTCAGCTCATCATCGGTACGACTAACCTCAGAGGTATCAACGAAGATGGCTTCACGGATCTCCGTCTTAGTAACGAAGGCCTTAGTAGAGAGCTGGACCGTTGAGGCCATTTACCTCAGAGCTTCTTCTGCTTATCAGGATCCTTGGGGTCCTCATCCTTTGGCTTCGCAGGTTTCTCGTCGGCAGTCAACCTAAGATCCATGATAACACCCTCATCAGTGATCTCTGGCAGGTCGGCATTAGAGTCAATCAACCAATCAGGTCTGCTCAGCATGACCATTGAGAGCTGTTCACCCTTAAGGATCGTACCAGCAGGAATGGTCACGATGCGATCGTTAACAATGTGCTTGTAATCGAAGGCCATCTTCCTTGAGAGAGCAGGCTTAGGCTCAGGTTCTGGAACTTTCTTAACAACAACCATTGCTTCCTCCTCGGGCGTTCAAAGGCTTAGGCCTCGACGATAGTCCCAGTAGCTTGCAGCTCGCAACTATAGGTATGATACTCACCGACATTAAAGGTCCTCTTGTAATTAACGATCCAGAGACCGCCACCAGTACCAGCAACGCCGTCACCTGTAATAGTCTTTGAACCGCCCAGCGTAAGGATGAACTGACGGTAAGCTACGTTGGCATACTTACCAATATTCAAGACGGCATCTGGGCCAGTAGTCGCCGCATCATCGAAGAAACCCTCGACCGTAAAGGGCTCGTACTTCTTGAAGATGCTCACCAAGTACTGAGCAATCGATGCCGCGAAGGGCGTCGATTCAATCAGAGGCCTGGTAATGTTAATCTCTCCGAACTTAGTAATGTATTGTGAAAACCCTGACGTTAGAGCACCACCATCAGTCCTGGCGATCTCGAACGAAAGGTTCGGACTACTATATTTAGCCATAGTTCACTCCTTATCTATTGATCGCTATTGCAGCGGTAAAGGTTGCTGCTGCAGCTCCGACAGTACCACCCCAAGCCCACTTAAGAGCAATATACCTGTTGACAGTCATATCGGCGGAGACAACCTTGTAACCACCAATCGCTGTAATGGAGGCAGTGGCGCACTGGCTGAGAAAGGTGCCAGTAGTGGTGCTATCTTCAAAGGTAATTATAAGACCAGAAGAAGTATCTGGAGTGTAAGATGTCACGCAGACGTACAAGGTACATCCAAGAGTTCCCGAAGGGGATCCTGAACCCCCATAACTGTTCAGGTCAAGGTAGGCACCTTCGGTGTTACCCGCGCCAGAACGAGCTACTAGTGTACCTAGAATGATACCTTCATCACGAGTCCCCGAGATACTCAAATCAAATGAGGCCTTATGATACTGCCCAACCTCGAAGCCCCTCTTATACCCAGCACGAATTGCCCCACCGGCACAAATTGCGTACTTGCCTGCAGTATTGCCCTGATAGGCCATCATGAAGACTTCTTCGGTCGAAGCCATACCAATCATCGCGGCGTTAATACTACTAGTAGCGTCGTCGTACCAACCCTCATGACCACTCAGGCCGTACTTCTTAAAGCCCGGCTTCCCATACGTAGTCGTACTTACACCGAACGGTGTAGTATCCTCAATAGGAGCCTCGATATTATCTTCGAGCTTGCTACTGATATTGGTTAAGTCGTACTGACCAATGAGAAGGTAGCCGATGCTCGATGAACTATATTGAGTCACTTATCAACCCTCCTTCTCTTTACTCGGCGCTGGAGAAGGAATTGAGGCCTTTACAAGCTCAATATCCTTCGTGTCCAAGAGAGTCCCGACCACTTCTAGAGGAATATCACTTACAATGTCTCCAGGGTAGACAGTCTTCCAATTAAGCTCTCCCTCCCAAGTACCCGACAAAGCCGCTTTAAGAGAAGCTGCATCCGCAGGGTATCGCAGCTCTGTAACTATCTTGTACCACTTAGCTACAGGCATGTAAAGCCTCCTCAATCTCAGGTGTAGTCTCCACCGGCGAGCAGATGAATGTCAGCATACCCGTCAAATCCGAGGGCGGCACACACATAGAACGCGGTCTTGTGAGTATCGGTGATCGCCAGGGTGGCAACACCTGAAGCTGTGGTCTGCATACGAACGGCACAACCTGCGGTGTTGACGTGCCAAATGGAGCCTGCAACTGCCGCGAGTGTGTCAGCAGGATGAGCCGTGATCGCAAGACCCGTTGCAGCGTCGCTCAACCAGATATCCAGGAACGTTGGCTTAGCGACGGGAGCACCAGCAGCATCGTTGACAGTAAAGGTAACATTGACAATGTTTGCAGCACCCCCTGCATGAGTAATAACGGCAACAGCAGGGATACCATCGAGCAGATTCAGCTCAGCGGCAATAGCCGTAACACCATCGAGCTTACTCAGCTCTGCGGCGGTCAGAGTAGCAGCGATCCCCGTAAGGACGTTGAGCTCTGCGGCAGAACAAGTGATGGGAGTCTCAGCGCCTGCCACACCGATCTTCAGACCTCCCACAGGAAGGCCAAGAACATCGAGGTTCATGGTAGCGCCAAGAACCGCGGCCTTGTTAGCAGAAGACGCCCCAGCAGTAACGCCAGCATTCGTATTCAACTGGGCAGCAGTAGCTGTTACCTCAGTACCAGCAGCGGCACCGATATACAACTTGGCAGTGTGGAACTCATCAAGGTTCTTATTGGCACCGAGCACAGCCGTCTTAGAAGCCTTTGCAGTACCGGCAACCGCCGTAGCGTTGTAGTTGATCTCGGTCGCAGAAGCCGTAACGGCCCCGATGCCCAAAGTCTGCGCGATCGTATAGGCATCGATCGCATCGAGGATGGCTTTCTTAGCAGGACCTGATTGATCCTCGAGGAGATCAAGAGCAGTCTCCAGGTTCGCAAGTGCGGTCATATTCTCAACCCCTCTCTATCATCCGTAGTTAGCTGAGGAAAGGTTACCCGAGTGAACTTGCGGGGTTCCTATACCGGGAAGAGATGTACACAAGTAGTAGTTACCCTTGGCGGCCGACGTAAGGGTAAGGATAGCAATGCCATCGATCGCAGTCTGAACTCGGATCGCTTCAGCAGCAGTAGCTACATGGAAGACACTACCCTTAGTAGCAGCGATTGAATCCGCAGGTACCAAAGCAATGCCGACACCTTCAGGGGAGTCACTTATCCAGAAGTCAACCAAGGTCGGAGTATCGAGTGCTGCACCAGCAGCATCAAGGACGTTGATCGTAATGGTAACGGCGTTCGCAGCACCTTGAGCGTGAACGATGCTAACAGCTGCAGGCTTGTCGTCTACAAGATTCAACTCCGCAGGGGTATCAGTAACGCCATCCATGATGCTCAGCTCGCGAGCATTCGCAGTGGCCCCTGTAAGGACGTTGATCTCGGCGGCCGTTGGAGTCGTTGCAACTTCAAACCCTGCAGGACCAATCAACAGCCCCCCAACAGGAAGACCGAAGACGTTAAGATTATAACTTGGCCCAAGGACCGCAGGCTTCGAAGCCGAAGCGGTACCGGCAACAACCCCAGCCTTCTTATTCAGCTCAGCCGCAGTAGCCGTCATAGCTGTACCAGCATCTGCACCCAAATACAACTTAGAGGCTGCTACATGGAACTCATCGAGGTTCTTATAGGCCCCAAGGACCACAGTCTTACTAGTAGTCGCTACACCCGGAGATGCAGTGGTGTTAAGGTTGACCTCAGCCGCTGACGCCAACAGACCTTCAGTACCGGCCTTACACGCGGCTATATAAGCAACGATGGCATCCAGGATAGCAGTCTTGCCCGTCTGGGTCTGATGACTTTGAATGCCATCAATTGCATCCGTCAAATCCGAAAGGACAGTCATAGTCCCCTCCTATTCGCACGTGGGGGAACGGCCTGATTGCCGTTCCCCCAAATGCAAGGATCAGGTGATGTCATAGCCATAAGCCAGAGCGCCCCAGAAGGGGTACTGGATGTCATAGCGGCTGAACACAACGGCCTTGGTCTGATCGGTATCGATGACCTGCTCCATTGCGATCCTCATGTCCCCACGACGACCAATGATCACGCCGTACGGACGGTTGATCATCATGAACGACTTCTTGACGTTGTCGCCAGGAGTGTCGTTGATCTTGCCGTCAACAGCAGACAGGGGGATACCATCCGAGACAACGATCGGAATGCCGAACAGCTTGCTCAGCTCGCCGGTCAAGATCGTAGCATTCGGACCATACTTATCAGGTGTCACAACGTTCGTGAGGGTCAGCATGTCGTACCAAAGTTCACGCGGTACAACAGACATGATATCGTTCGGATTGGTACCATACTTGCCAAGCAGCTGGCGAGTAAGGTGGAACTTCGTCTCGGTCATGGCACCAGCAATGTCAAGAGCCTGACCCGTGTGGGAAACGATGCAGCTGTGGATCACGCCGTCGGTCTGGAGCCAATAGTCCTTGGCAGCAACCGTAGTAGTAGGAGCGGTGCCCACATAGTTGATGTTCGTATTGGCTGTGGTCTCATCACCAAAGAGGAAGCAGCGCTCCCAACCGTCACCAGTAATACGAACGAGATCCTCACGAATGACCGGCAGGACAGCGATCAGGGCGTCCTCGTCAAGTTCGGTGCTCCAGAATACGCGAGCACCAAGCTTCTTGGCGTTGAATGTGATCTTGTTGAATCCCAGGTCACTCGCGGCAACTGCCGAAGCCGAATCCGTAGTGGACTCGTCAACGCCGTAGATCGTCAGGCTTGAGGCCTGATACGGCATTTCCCAAGGGTTGTTCGGCATATCGATGACACGGAAGTTCGACAGCATCGCCTTCTGCTTCTCAATGTCCGAGTACAGCTGACGCTGCAGGACGGCAGGAACAAGAGTCGAAGTGTCTGCCGTATCAAGGGCCTTCTGGATCACGCGTTCATCATACTCAAGACCGCGTTGATCGTAATAAGCCTTTGCAAGAGCCTTAGCACTCATGGCTGAAGGATGCTTACCAGCAACCTTTACAGCAAGCCACATGTCAGCAACCAATTGTGGGGGCACCGTGACAGGCTCGTCCGGTGGGGCATCGATCTTGGCGGCTAGCTTAGCGCGGGCGCCGATCTGGTCGTCCACAATCTCGTCCACAAGCTTACGAAGGTTGCTGGACTTAATATCGGCACCCTCTTCAGCCGCCTTCTTCGCTTCAGCCAGCTTCTTCAGCTGCTCAAACGCCTCATCGGCGGTCATTCCCTGAGCAACAAGGGCCTTCTCGAGAGCGTCCATCCCTCACCTCACCTTTATTTCCAGGCCTTGCCGGCCAGGTACTGCAGATGCTCATCAATGTACTTGGCAATCTGCTCCGTCGGATCTTCTTCTATAGTATCAGCTTTCCACGCTAAAAGAGCAACAGCGTCTTCCTCAGTCAGTCCGAGTTCCGAAAGTCTTTCTCGAAGACTGACTTTTGCATCGTCTCCGATTTCGTCTTGGGATTTCTCGACCTTGGGGGGCGAATCTTCTTGAGGGTCTTTACCTTCATCTTTTGACGTTTCATAAGCGCCCAACTTAAGTTCAAGTTCCTCGATGATCGTAGCCTTCTTGACACACTCTTCACATTCCACCTCGTGCCTCACCTCCCTAGCCTTGCTTGACTGAAGAAGTTCATCCATAACCTCTTCAGAAGTTTGCCCTTGCGTCGCGAAGCTCATATAGTCCAAGAACTTCCGGTAAGCATTTCGCAAGGCGTGCGGGTTGTCAGGGATCGGAACGCCTGAAAGCTCCAGGAGTTCCCACTCAAGGTACTTGTAAGCCGGAGGCCAAGAAGGCTCGCCTGAGTTATTCAGACGCCTCTCTGCCTTATGGACGATGGCACCAACACTCACAGCGTGCAAGTACCCTTCCTTGTACTTGCGATACACCTCCATTGCAAAAGGGTCCTTAGCATCGAACTGGATCTTAAAGTCGGCACCAACGCCGGAGATCTTAGTAACATCGAGAGCCTTACCAATAGGGAGAGTTACCCCTGCATGATCATGAGCCCAGAGGAACAAGGGATTCTTGGAGTAGTTATCGAAGTCTCCACCATCAGCGACCATAATGTCACCAGAACGATCCACATCCTCGGTAGTGCCTCGAAAAGTTAGGATCTTGGCGTCCTCATCGAACTCCTTGACCTTGAAATCAGCATAGTAGTTCTTGTACCCTAGCTGATCCTTTACCACCTCTTCCATGATCACATCCCCAGTCTCTTAGCCAGGTTGGCTTCTTTATAGATTTCCTGGATTACTTGCGCTATGTAAGCCTTGGCTGCAGGATCCTGATTGCCATTACCGTTACCAGGAGGCTTATCTGAAATTGGTTGATCTTTCACTCCAGGAGGAGCAGGTGACTTAGAAGGATCCACGGTATTAGGATTGTTACCAAGAAGTGGATGCCCCTGCAGAGGTACAAAGTTCACAGGGATGATAGGCTCGTCGCCCCAAGCCACGGTGGGGAGACCTAGGTCTCTGCGAACGTCGTTGATCGTCATCACGGCTGTCGTGACATAGGTCTTGTGCTTCTCCAGGAGCAGAGCCTCGTCCCGTGGAAGGATGTTCAAGAACTCGCATTGGATGCTGTCCCCGTATAGGGGCATTAGGAACGTATTTAGAGTACTCGCGATGTTGGCGAGTGCAGGACCAATAGTCTGGGTTCCGAAGTTTGACTCATCAGACTGTGCGGTAGCCTTGTTGACATCTTGAACAAGACCAACCTGTGACTTGGGAACACCAAAAGCAGCCAGAATGGTCTCACGAGCGTTCTCCATTTGATTGACAAAGTCCATATCCTTATGGGAGATCCCAACTTCTTGGAAGCGGAGACCGTTAGTGGCTACAGCGACCTTATGCCAGTTGTTCTGACCGCGCTGTTGCTGCTCCCACATCCTCCGCAAACGGTTTACTTCTTGACGATCCAACGAGTGGTCGGTTGAGAGGTACCCACCAGGCTGAGCACTATTGCGGAAGAACTGGTAGTTGTAGATTTCAGCGTTCTGATGAGCCGCAAGCGTATAACGCAAGGCCGAAAGGGGCGACGCCCCACGATAGAAGTTTCCAGGATCGGGATTGGGATAGAAGAAGTGGATAATCTCTTCAGGCTTAAAGGTAACTATCTGACCCATTACGTCATAGATATACCCCTTGATCATTTGGCCTCTAGGGCCACCAGGGACAATCTTAATGAAGGACGGAATCAGTGGATAGATTTGGGCCGGGCCGCCCACGACGTTTGTGTTAATGTACCAAAATGCCTCACCAGCCAACTCCATGTGAAGGTGCAACAGCATGCGTAGCTGCATCTGTGACATCATGTCGTTGGGTCGAGCCATGACGTCAAGCAAGACGTGCTGTTTTACATACTGCTTTGTCCCCTCGGAATCGGTCGTGAAGAGGGCGAAATCAGTACTCGCACACTTCTTTGCAACGCGATTTCCACAGATGTAGACCCATCCTGCGGTCCCGTACTGTTGAAGGTACGACTCGGTGTCAGTAGCCGGCCCGACCCCCTGGTCCCCAACGCTCTCTACGTTATAGAGATAGGGAGCAGCTTGTGCTGGCATGCCAGATGCCTTTGAGACGTCAACTCTATTTAGGAGGCGATGGAGAAAACCTCCCTCAGAAACCTTCATTCGTCCTCCTCCCACACTGAGAGCAGGTCAGTGGCCTTCATGTTATTCTCTTCCCAGTATAGGAGAGCTTGCGTCATTGCATCGACCTGGTCGTCATGCATCCCCGTAGGAAAACGTGCGCATTCATCGACGAATTCCTGGACGTCGAACGTGGCGATGTTCGTGTGTGGTATCCATATATTACCGGATTCTATGTTGGGAGTCACGGCGAAGACCCGGGCTTCTTTACTATCCTTTGGATCAAAGGGTATAAGACCAGGAACGGTGCTCGCTAGAGAATCAATGACCGCTGGCCCATTCGCTTTGGCTTCAACGATTTTCCTGCGGGCAAGTGGCCACTTTTTAGTTAAGGCTTCCACAGCACGCTGTGTCTGAGTAAAGGTCATACGATCACGAACTTGATCCAGTAGATACCTGTTTGCCTTACGCCGCCCCCAAACCTGTCCTACGACAAAGTCGGACTGCTTCGTATCCTTAAAGGTCATATCCCAGCTTTGAATAAGCTCATCAAAGCTCTTAGGGAGGGTTTCGCGTACGTAGTAGCTCCACCATTTACGCATGATGATCGAGCCCTCAAATGCACTCGGTTTCTGTTGGTATAGGGATTGCCATACGTACTTGCCCACTGAGTTGCGAATGCGTTCAAAGTCTTTTTCAGTATACCTCTGAGGGCATAAAGCCTGCCCAATTTCCCTCCCAATAGGATCAGGATCTGTATCTGCAATCGCGGGCATCTCAACAATTTCCCACGTCTCGTCAGACTCGGCTAGGATTCTCCCACCTAGATCGTCTTCGTGCCAACGCGTCATCATAATGACCGCAGCTGCCCCAGGTTCGAGACGGGTATAGGCCACAGATTGCCACCATTCCCAGGCCCTCTTACGAGCCGTGGGGGACATAGCTTCTTCGAAGTTCTTTACGGGGTCATCAATTACCAGGATATGTGCGCCCTTTCCTGTCATTGGACCGCCAACACCAGCAGTATTCATGCTTCCACCCTGAGTAACCGCCCAGGATTTAGCAGCACTTTGCCTGTTGTCAACCGTTACTCCGAAGACTTCCTCGCCCACAGAACTCAACACATCACGTGCTTTTCTACCCCAAGACTCGGCGAAATCCGCCTCATATGAGGCCAAAATTACGTGTTTGTAGGGCCAATTTCCCAGGATCCATGCAGGGAAATAGTGTGAAATCAGCTCACTTTTGCCGTGTCTAGGAGGCATAAATACCATTAATCGCCTTAATCTGCCTGCACCTACCTCAACTAGCTTACGATTGACGACCTGCAGGTGCGTATACAGCTTCCAACGATTCTCGGAGTGATATTTTGCCAGGCCTGCAGGCGTAAGCTTCGCCTGCAGGAGAGGATCGTCTATCTGGACGTCTTGTAGGATTTGAGGCATCATTAAACCAGGTGTAGGATGCCAACACGAAAGGCTATAAGGGTTTCAGGGGCATCAACAATCTTAATCCAAGTTACATACGGTCCGACAGCTAGAGTTCCAGGCATCAGACAACGAGCTACGTACTCGATATCGCCATCAGGACGGGTTACGGTCTCCCAACTACCGGCACGCCATGACAATCCAACGGCGCTGTTTGTTAACGAGAAAGCAAATGATACGGGGTCTGATGTTGGATTGTAAGTGACCCCAGCCTTCTCTGCGATAATAGGCACCTTTAAGTACTCAACAGCTATTGCAGGCATCTCAAGGCTCAAGCTCATGCTTTTCCTCTCTTCCATGGCCCATAAGACCAACCAGTTCGCATCTCTTCAGTAGTCCAACCCCTTCGCATCCCTGCAGGGTGCCATGAAGTACGCATTTCGTGTGCATGATAAGTACCTACAATTTGTATCAATAGTACTGCCGAGCCTATGGTATTGGCAACATCCTTTAGGGCGAGGGATGCACTACCCTCGACACCCTCGATATTTTGCCTAGATAGGCTAGCAGCACCAATCGTATCATGGGTACGAGACGCCTGCAATGCAGCAGACCCTTGAGTGTCAGAAGTAGGTACGGATACCAATACACCCGAACCAGGAGTGGTACTAGTACAATGTTGTTGGAGACTGGCCGAGCCATCGACAGAGGCAAGTCGATAAGCTTTGAGAGCCGCTGAACCCTGCGTATTAGCCTTAAGAGAGGCGCGTATGCTCGCGGAACCTGTAGTATCTGTAGCAACTATCGATGCAAGAGAAGCATCTCCAGGAGTGTTACCGAACTTAGGCCCTTGCAGGCTAGCAGAGCCGTTAGTATTTGAGGTCTTGTTGGAGCTAATTGCCGCAGACCCTTCAACGTCTCGGCGGAGTACTACAAAAAGGGTCGCAGAGCCGCTAGAATCGTCTATCTTGTTCGAAGCTAGTGCAGCTCCACCGGACGTATCATGAGTTTCTAGAGATGCGAGGCATGCAGAACCTGTTGTGCTACTGGTATTCGATGCCCGTAAGGAAGCCGAACCAATAACATCTTCGGCACCAATACCTATAGTTGCCAGCTTTGCAGAGCCCTCTACGTCCTGAGTAAGAGCTCCTTGAAGGCTCGCTGCACCACTTACATCATCTGTTTGAGGTGCTGCAAGGGCAGCAGATCCAGTACAACCATCAGCCTTACCGCCACGTAACGAAGCAGATCCCTCAGTATCAGAGATTCCAAGAACATGAAGGACGGCAGAACCTGTTACGGTATCAATACGAGCAACCTGTAATGAAGCAGAACCGCTAGTACTCTCAACCCTTTCTCCACGCAAGCTTGCTGAACCAGATGCATCAGAGGTCTGAGGACTTGCCAAAGTGGCTGAACCGAAAGTAATCAGGTCGCGTGGGGCAAGTACAGTTGCTGAGCCGGTGGTATCGCAGGCATTCGAGGCGGCGAGGCTTGCAGATCCAGAGGTATTTGCAAATTGTAGTGAACATAGGGCTGCTGAGCCTATAGTGCCGGAGGTATAAGGGGCTTGCAATCTTGCCGAGCCATCTGTACTGCCAGTCTTCTGTGAGGCTAGAGTAGAAGACCCATCAGTATCGTCTGTGAACTGGTTTAGGAGTACTGCAGTACCCTCTATATCATTCGCTTGCGAAGTACATAGGGCTGCAGTACCATCCGTGTCACAGAGAGTTGTCTCAGCGAGTATTGCAACACCCTCGGTATCACTCGTCAATGAAGCTCGGAGTACTACTGAGCCACTAGTACTAGCAGCCCTTAAAACAAGTAGTGTAGCCGAGCCGTCAATGTCGGAAGTCTGAGGCTTGGCGAGTGTAGCCGATCCGCTAACGTTATCCGTACATGACGCTATGAGAGCAGCAGAACCTGATACGTCTTCGTCCTGCAATGAAGCTAAGACAGCAGAGCCTTCCGTATCAAAAGTACATGCAGCTTGTAGGCTGGCAGAGCCGTCTGGGCCTTCTGCTTCTTGCAGAGCCAACGAAGCGGCACCGCCGACACCCTCAGTTCTCTGCTCGGCTACCGCGGAAGAGCCTCCCGTATCGGACGTCTTCATACCACGTAGACTAGCCGAACCTGTAGTGTCTTCAGCTCCCTCCCCGATAGTGGCAAGCTTAGCCGAACCGTCTGTGTCCGCGACTCTGAGTGCAAGTAGGATGGCCGAGCCGTCTACGGTGGATGTAAGGGAAGCACATAGGACCACAGAGCCTTCTGTGTCCCCCGCGAGAACAGCCATAAGGGCAGCAGACCCAGAGACGTCAGAAGTGGCTGGCAAAGCGAGCGTCGCAGCCCCTTCAACGTCAGCAGCTCGTGAGGCTTGCAAGGAGGCCGAGCCATCCGTGTCTTCAGTCTGTCTCACGGCCAGAGACGCATCACCCGTGATGTCTGCCGTCACGGAGGCGCGCAGAGAAGCAGAACCCGTCGTGTCGCCGGGCACGAAATCGCTGATGACCGCCGAGCCGTCCGTATCTCTTGTTCTGGCGGCGACGAGAGCCGCCGCACCCGTCGTGTCTCCGTCTACGGCAGCGAGTAGCGAGGCAGCCCCCGTGGTGTCGGCTGTCAAGAGGGCGAGGAGAACGCCCGAGCCGTCCGTATCGTCTGTCAGAGTAGCGACCAGTACAGCCGAGCCCGATGTGTCGGCATCGCAAGCGGCGACGAGCGCAGCCGACCCGGACGTGTCCGCCGTCTTGCTCTCAAGCAGCGAGGCAGCGCCCGTGGTGTCCTCAGTCTTGGCTCCGAGTAGCGAGGCGGAGCCGGAAGTGCCTGCGACAAGAGTCGCAACGAGGACGGCAGAGCCCTCTGTATCCGCTGCATAAGCGCCGAGCAGGGAGGCCGAGCCGGTAGTGTCCGCAATGAGCGCCACGACAAGAACAGCGGAACCGTCGGTGTCGGCAGTCAGCGTGGCTCTCAGGGACGCGGCACCCGTCGTGTCGGCACTCTCAGAAGTGGCAAGAGAGACCGCGCCCTCGGTGTCGTCCTCCAGCGCCGCGATGAGGACCGCCGAGCCGTCTACGTCGGCGGTCCACACGGCTTGCAGACTGGCGGAGCCCCACGGGTCGGTGACTGACGATTCGACGTAGGGAGCGGGCAGCTCCCCCTCCACGCCGGCTTCGACGAGGACATTGGTGACGTACAGTTCTGCGGCGTCAGCCCCGCCGGGCACGTCTTCCTGCGGCGTGAAGAAGGCGCTGATGCCCGTTTCGCCTATACCGAGCTGCGCGCAGAACGAGTAGTTCTGGAAGCCCGTGACCGGAGCGGACACAGAGCCGATGAGGAACGTCGAGTCAGGCCCCGCGAACTGGTAGTAGACGGAGCACTCGTCGGCGGCGACGCCACCGCCCACGTAGAGGTCGAACTGGACGAAGACCCAATCGCCGCCCACCACGCCGTCGGGTAGCGGCCAGAAGACCGGGTAGATGGGTGACCCAAGCCAATCGGACGAGTGGATAGCCGTCCCGCCGGGGATACTGATGCCGGGGATTGAGGTGACACGTTCCGCGTTGATATCCCAGCCCGTAGAGTCGACCGCCCCGCGCGGGTTGGTAACGACGTTCGGGCGCGAGACGACGACTTCGCTGGTACGGGCTGCCATGAGCGAGGCCGCGCCCGACGTGTCGCCCGTAAGGTCGGCGATGAGAACGGCAGAGCCCTCTGTATCGGGCGCGAACATGGTGGCGAGAGAGGCTGAGCCCCAAGTGATTGCATCGCGCAGCTCTTGAAGGACCGCTGAGCCGTCTGTATCGGCAGGCGTAACGGGTTCACTGAGCGTGGCCGCGCCGTCGGTGTCTTCCGCGCGCGGTACGACCAACAGAGCCGCGCCGTCGGTATCTGAGATGTTCGCGGCGAGTAGGCTGGCAGAGCCGAACGTGTCCTCAGCCCCGACACCCCAAGCGACGAGCTTGGCCGAGCCGTCCGTATCGGCGACCTTGGCCCCGAGTAGACTGGCCGAGCCGGTAGTACTGGCGAGCAGAGCCGCGACGAGCGCAGCCGACCCTGTAGTGCTCCCCGTCAGAGCTGCGACAAGCGCAGCGGAACCCGTGATATCGGCGGTGTACGGAGTAGCCGCCGCCCCCTCGGACGCGCCAAGGCCCCCTGTTACGAGGGCATCGTTGCGACCGCCAAGTCCCTTGAGGACGAGGTCGCTCATTTATGCGAGCCGGTCGCGCCTGTTGGCCCCGCTGCCGTCGAAGGGCACGCTGCCGGCCACGTCTTCGTACACGTTCGCGGTGTAGAGGACGTCGCTGCCGTTGTCGGCATAAATCGTCATCACACCAGTCGTAGGATTGGTGGTCACTTTGTTGCGTAGCAGCTTGAGAACCAGCGTCAAAGCCGCGTCCAGCGTCGTGCCGGTATCCACGATGATGTCGGCAGTCTCAGCCTTGATTGCGGCGATGTCGGCACTGAGAGTCGCCAGCACGGGTTCGCCGAGGTCGCCGCCGATGTCGTCAACGACGGTATAGACGTCGCTGGTGCGATAGGTGTCGGCGCTGTCCTGCCAGACGATGTCGGTCCCAGGCCTGCCCTCGACCACGGCGCTGATGCGCAGGGCGACGATCTGCCCGGCGGTGAGGGCGGGGAGGGTGACGGCGGCTTTGTAGGCCCCGGTCGTGATGTTGGTGACGGTCACCGTGGC